AGCTAGGTATCCGCCAAGCAATACCAGCGCAGCCGCGCCGCTAACTATCCCCGCGAGAAGCCAGTTACCCACGCTTGCTCCGGTCTGACACGTTAAAGACTTTGTCGCCATCCTCATCCGTGACCATGTAGCCATCAGACGTTGAACGGATAGTCCAGTCTTTCCGCGCGAGTCTGTCGAGCATGTAGAACATCCGCTGAGTCAGTCGCTCGATCTTCTTCTTAGCCACGTACTGCGCTACTACCACACAGCCAAGCACTATCGTTGCCATCTCGTAGAAGTTATCCATTTGATCCTCCGTGTACGTCTGAATCACCATCGAACACCACTTTGTCATCGCTCTCGGCTATCTGGAACGAAGTCAGGTTGGCAACCTTGACCAGCAGTTCTTCCACTTGCTCGTCGGTCAGCCAGCCCACCACGTCACCCTCTGGGCAGACATCTTTAGGGTAGATAAGTTTGTACCCGCCCTTGTCATCGAACCAGATCACGCCTAGTTCCCACAGATCCTCGTCGCCTCCGTAGGTATATTCTCCCCTGATGACAGACGCACCAGCCCCGTTGGGGAAGCGATAAAGTTTCTGCACAGACGTAGGCTCGTCCTTAATCACCACGTCGTATGGTCTTATATCCATCCCATCCTCCCTTTGGTTTTTACTATCAATGCCAGCCAAAATTCTCTTGCCTGACGGTCATGGTCGTAGTGCATTAGGATGTGTTTCGCATCCCTGATTACTCTCTTATATCGTTTCATTTCACCAGCCCTCCCTTGTTGTTTAGTCCCCTAAGGTCTGCTAGGTCAGTAATTAGCATGTAGTTGCTCTTGTGCATGGGCGCGATGGTGCGTGTGACTGCCCGCGCTGCTTGCTCTCCGCATGGTTTACAAGTCTTTGCGCCGATAGCCCACCTAGCTAGGGCGTACTCCGCCCCACACATCATGCACTCTGGAACGTAATCTTCCATTTCATCCCCTCCGTTAATCGTCAATGCCTTCGATGCGGATGCACCGACTGAGAGTTAGTCTGCCGCCGCACACCCCTGCCTCGTGATGCTCCACGTCGTCATAGTTCTCACCCACACGTATTAACTCGTAGCCGTACTTGCTATCGTGATGCTCCGCGCAGAACATCTCCTGAAAGTCAGCAAAGAGTTTCTCTAGCCGTTGTATTGAGGGGTAGCTTGGATACCACTTCCAATTCTCGGCTATGAAGATCACCTCGGTGTCATGGAACTCAAAGTACTCTATCTCATCGTCGTGTATGTGATGCTTTAGCCATGCAGACATGATTGCCCCCGCGCCCTTCTCCTTCGGGTCGTTGGTGTACATGATGCACGTCACGTCAGAACGGTAGCCCATCTTCCCCTCCCTTCACATAAAAGTTGTTCGATACTTCTGTCTCAATCCGCAACGCTGCGTACTTCCTATGGCAACCTAGTCTCGTCACCCTACTGTCAATGATGGTCTGGTATTGGTCTAACTTTATCCAGACATACTCCAGCGCATAGCCTTCGATAGGCTCTTCGCCTTTGCCCCACCACACGTTGTCATCATCATAATCAGATAGGAACGTCTCCTTGTAGTCATTGATCAGCGCAACAAGTCGTTGCAAATCCTGTGATGTATGACACGCTCCACCGAGGAGATACCCACGAGGCTCCACCACGCTGCACCACACGTCGTAGACAGTCTTGTTATTGAACCCCTGACCCTCCCACCACGCTTTCAGTATCGTAAACTCAGCCCATGCCCTCGCCGCCTGAGACTGTTTGTCCTCATCGGTGTAGTACTTGAGTAGTCGGCTGTCCTCATCGGCGTTCGATGTGTAAAAGGCAAGCTGCATCTTGTGTAAATGTTTCATAGGTCACACTCCCCGCCGTAGCCCTGCATGTTCTCCCACAGGTCGAGTTCAAGCTGAATCCACAGCGGCATGTTGTCTGCCTCGTCGATGCTGTCTCGGTTGCGTAGTGCCGCTGCTATTGCGTGATTCCGCTCGTGGTTCTCCAAGAATTCTCTTTCGGCATCTGCCAACGCTTGGCCTGTCAGGTCAGGCATGTCCTCTGTCCAAAGTTCGTATGCGCTGAGCAGTTCGTGTTTTACACGTCCCATGATTAGTTCCCTTTCGTTGTTAGGATGTTAATTAGATGACGGAGAACGCTGACTCGTCACCGTCGTAGAACCAGTCGGTGTAGCTGTAGATACTGCCCTCGTTGCTGTAGTACTGCCCATGCAACGTCTCATCACACTCCTCGAAGCCAGCCTCCTCCAGAGAAACTATTAGGCCACGCTCACGTGCAACGTCTTCCCATTCCATTTCATCGACTAAATCAAACATGGTGAACCCCTCTCGTTAAATAGTGTCCTAGCAATGCTAGGAGGTTAAATAGCAGCGGCTGGTTTTGTCGCTGCGCTATACAGGTGATCTACTACACTATAATTATAACATAACTTGACATATACTACAAGGGGTTTAGATACGAAAGATGTTCTGGGGTTGGATGGAAAACCGGAACAAAAAAGAGTGGAAATCAACTAGATGTAGTGTGAAAAGGGTGTTTTGTTCTGGTTTTTGAGTGTTGTCGGAACAGAAAGAAATGGCTGAAAAGCCGCATAAAACCTAGAGGAGGAGGAGAATAATAACTATATATAGTTTAAATAGTTTGTTCTGTTCTGAGAGAAAATAGGTATATGGCTGGTTGAGAGTGATTTTTCCCTGCACTTGCCGAGGGGCTCGTTCGCGCTGCAAAAAACGTATTCTCGGGGCATCCTACCTAAAATGACCAGAACACCGGAACAAGCGAAATTTCCCTGCGTAATCAAGCACTTACGCTGTTCCGTTACGGAACAGACAACTTTTTACCGGAACAAGAAATCAGCCCATTTCCATCATTTAAGCAAACGGTAAATGATAGACCTGTTTTGGACTACATGTAGTTGATTCGGCGATTCCGTCATTTACCGTTTGCTTAAATGATGCAGCCTATTTAGCGCCCTACATCGTCTAGGACACTAATTAAGGAACCAAGCGTCGGCAGTCGCGTCGCTGGCAAATTGCTTAAATGATGCGCCAGCCACACGCGCGCGCTCTTAAATAACTGGTTTCAAGCTGGCGGGGCAAAAAAAAGCCCGACCTCTCGGTCGGGCTCTAAACACTAATCGATTATTGCTTATTCATTACTTTCCAGAATGCTGCGACTGCTGCTTTGTGACGTACCGGATCGGCATCAGGATCGCCGAGTTTCTGCGCGATCTTGATTTTCTTATCACCCGCTTCAAAGATACCCTCATAGTGCTGGCGGATAGTCTTATTGTCGCTGCGTTTCTTTTGCTTCGCTTCTGGGTTGTCGATTTCCTCTAACTTCTTGTGCAAGGCCTTCTTGCATTGCGAGACATACGTTGATGCCATGTCGCGAATCTCTGCGACAATCTTTTTCTTGTCTAGATTATCTAACTTACGATAATCATAGTTGCTCAGGCCTACCGCATACGCAATAGTCAGAATCTCAGTACCGAGTTTCGGTTTGCCCGACAACTGCGTCACGTCGATATAGTTGCCGTCAACGTGCGCGAATTCGCGAGGCGCGCCGCGCTCTGTCTCTGAGAGTTTCAACAGATAACCATGCGCTAGTGCTGCGTCGAGTTCCTCGTTTTTCTCAGTCGGATAATTCGGGTGTTGCATACGAATATATCTAGCGACTGATTCGAGCGAATCGCGCTGCGTTTCAACGCCTTGTGCTTGCTTGTATGCTGCATCAGACGCAGAAGCAAACTCGTGTGCTGCGACAGGCTTTGGTGCATCAGTTGAAACGAAGGTTTTCTTGGTAGCCATTTGGATACCCTTTCATAAAAAACCGGAAACGATTCGGAATGAATCATTCATCCGGTAATTGAATTCTACCTAATACCGCTTATATGTCAAGTAAATAGTGACCTATTCGCGCGTAGGAAGCTAAATAACGCCCGCGCCGCCGCGCCCGATTTGACGCCCGCGCTCTTTAATAACTGGTTTCAAACGCTCTAGGCGATAAAAAACCCCGCCGAAGCGGGGTTAGTGTTACTCGTCGTCGCGTGATGCGGCGCGTATTGCCATTGCTATAACTTGGCTACCTCCGACTAACATGGCTAGAAACAACCACTTACCTTCAGGCACAAGCTCTAGCAGTGCTATCGTGGTCATTACTGCGCCGAGTACAGCGGCGGCGACTGTGAAGTGTGCGTCTTTCATTCTGCCCTCCAGAGGTAAGCGTCTAAATGTTCAGCAGGGAACGAAGCGTAATCCGATCCCTCGCTTGAGAACCGCAAGATAAGCCCGCGATAGTTGCCGCCGTAAGTCTGGCAAGACTTCCAGAGATCAGCTTCGATCCGATACTTATCACCTATGAATAGGTTGCCAACAAACGTACACTGCTCACAATCATGCTGATGGATAGGTTTCATGGTATTGCCCTTTCGTTGGTTGATGATCGTCGGTATCTATCCGACATGGCTTAATAATATCATAGCCCACGTATATGTCAAGTTAATCTGGCGCGACCCCACCGTACCCCCACCCCCCGATTCGCCGCGATGGTTCCATCTGGCCCCTATACACTCGGTATCACACCAACGACACCACCAAATCCAAAACCCCTGATTGAAACCCTCATTTCAATCACCCCCCCACTAACATTTTTATCGCCTAAACAAAAAATTTTTCACAAAAATTTCCTAAAACTCGGTTGCTAATTTAACAACCATTTACAAACTAGCATTACCTGCTATATTCGGCAGATCATCACATAGGCCACAGGAAGCTTAATGAATGTGATCGTCCCTAATATCGAGGAAGATATTCCTCTGCCAGCCTCAGCTCTTGAGGCTATGCCTGAACTCACTCTGCAAGAAGAGATCGAGATGCGGGCGCGTACTATTAAGTTAGTCGCTGACCTAAACAACCAGCCGATTGAACCCACGCCCGAACATATGGAAACAGCACGAGAGGTGGCAAAGCAGATGATCCATAACCCGGCGCACCGCCCGGAGTTTGCAAAGTACCCGAACGAAGTGATGGCCTACCTAGCTGGGATGGTGGCTCAAAGCAACTGCATGATCGTTGAAGAGCTATCTGATCTCAAACTATATGTAGTTAACAAGCTAGTTGCCGAGATTGAGAACGCAAAAGATGCGAAAGCTCGCATCGCTGCGATTAAAAGTCTCGGTGAGGTGGACGGTGTTGACGCATTTAAGAAGCGGTCTGAGGTCACTCATAAGATACAGAGCTTGGAAGAGGTCGAAAAAGAACTACTTGAGACCTTGAACATGCTCGAAGATCAGGTTATCGACGTAGAAGTACGCGAGACGGGGGCGGGACTTGGCGCTTGATGCACTTAGACTGTCCCCCGCAGACCTAAATAAGCTGCGGGCAAGGCTTCCTACCATGCCGGAGAAGCAGAAACGACGCACGGCGGAGCTTCTAAAGAAGTACAAAGAGGAAGTAACCCGCGAAATCAGCAAGGAAAGCTTCCTAGACTTCGTAAAACACGTCTATCCGGGCTATAAAGTGGGCCCACACCACTATAGACTGGCAAAAATCTTTGAAGAAATCGCCGCTGGCAAGAAAAAACGGGTGATTGTGAACATCGCCCCCCGTCACGGCAAGTCAGAACTCATCTCCTACCTCGCTCCCGCGTGGTTTTTGGGCAAATATCCACAAAAGAAGGTCATTATGGCCTCGCACACGGCTGATTTAGCGGTGCAATTCGGTCGTCGTGTGCGAAATCTGGTCGGATCGGAGGCATATCGTGACGTTTTTCCGCAGATTGAACTACAGGCGGACTCAAAGAGTGCGTCGAGGTGGGGTACTAACTTCAATGGGGAGTATTTTGCTATCGGTGTTGGGGGTGCTCTTGCTGGTCGTGGTGCTGACCTATTTATTATTGACGACCCCCATTCTGAACAAGAGGCAAAACTGGGACGACCCGAGGTGTTTCTACCAGCATGGGAATGGTTTCAGTCAGGGCCAATCCAGCGACTTATGCCGGGTGGGGCGATTATTGTAGTAATGACCCGATGGAGCAAACTTGACCTCACTGGGCAGATTATTACGCAGATGGAGCGCAGCGAGGATGTGGATCGCTGGGAAGTGGTGGAGTTTCCGGCAATCGACGAGAACGATCAAGCTCTCTGGCCCGAGTTTTGGTCGGTTGAGGAGTTGCTGGCGAAAAAGGCGTCGCTAGACATCCGCTACTGGAATGCACAGTACATGCAACAGCCGACTTCGGAAGAAGGTGCGCTGATTAAACGCGAGTGGTGGAATATGTGGGACAAAGACGACCCGCCACAGTGTGAATTTACGATTATGTCACTCGATGCGGCACAAGAAGCCAACAATCGATCTGACTTCAACGCCCTAACAACGTGGGGTGTGTTCTACAACGAGGAAGTAAACAACTACAACATCATACTGCTTAACTCTATTAAGAAGCGTCTTGAGTATCCAGACTTAAAGCAGTTGGTGTTGGATGAGTACCGTGAATGGGAACCTGACTCATTCATCGTGGAGAAAAAGTCTTCTGGTTCCGTGTTGTATCAGGAGATGAGGCGTATGGGTGTGCCAGTACAAGAGTTCACACCGGGCAAGGGACAAGACAAGGTATCCCGTGTCAATGCTGTTTCTTCACTGTTTCACAGTGGTGTGGTGTGGGCACCGCACCGACGCTGGGCAATGGAGGTCATAGAAGAGTGTAATGACTTTCCGTCTGGCATTAATGACGACTTGGTGGACTCGACTACGCTGGCTCTGCTCCGCTTCCGGCAAGGTGGGTTTATACGACTGCATAACGACGAACCTGAAGAAATTCAGCTGTTTAAGTCGAAAAGAAATAAAGGATATTACTAATGAGCATCGATAAAGGATTATATGCGGCTCCATCTGGCGTTGGACAGATGGGCTTGGATCAGGCAATGATGGAGCCTGACTTGGAGATTGAGATCGAAGACCCAGAGTCGGTAACTATCGGCATGGGCGATCTTGAGCTTGAGATTGACCCGCAAGAGATGGATGACGACGACTTTGAAGAGAACTTGGCAGAAGACATGCCGGAGTCGTTGTTAGCGACGATTGCTAGTGATTTGGTTTCCGACTTTGAAGATGACGTAGCAAGTCGCAAAGATTGGATTCAGACGTATGTTGATGGTCTTGATCTCTTGGGGATGAAACTTGAAGAGCGAACAGAACCGTGGGCAGGCGCATGTGGAGTTACACACCCTCTTCTCTCAGAAGCACTCGTCAAATTCCAATCGGAGACGATCATGGAAACTTTCCCGGCTGCTGGGCCGGTTAAGACGAAAATTATCGGTAAGGAGACTCCTGAAAAGAAAGAAGCGGCTGAGCGTGTCAGAGACGACATGAACTACCGCTTAACAGAAGAGATGCCTGAATACCGGCCTGAACATGAGCGCATGTTGTGGGGCTTGGGGCTGTCAGGTAATGCGTTTAAGAAGGTGTACTTCGATCCAGCGTTGGGTCGGCAAGTATCTATTTATGTCCCCGCTGAAGACGTTGTTGTGCCGTATGGCACGTCAAGTTTGAAGACAGCAGAACGTGTCACACACGTGATGCGTAAGACTGAGAACGAGATTAGACGACTGCAAGTTGATGGCTTCTACAGAGACGTTGATCTGGGTGAGCCAGTCGATACGATTGAAGAAGTAGAAAAGAAGATTGCAGAAAAGATGGGCTTTCGCGCTGTTACTGACAGCCGCTACAAGCTCCTTGAAATGCAGGTTTACCTCGATCTACCCGGATATGAGGACACCGATGACGATGGTGAAGAAACCGGTATTAAGTTGCCATACATCGTCACTATTGATAAAGCCACGCAGAAAGTTCTGGCAATTCGTCGCAATTACAAGCCGAATGACAAGCTAAAACACAAGCGTAGTCACTTCGTGCACTATGGCTACATCCCCGGCTTTGGTTTCTATTGCTTCGGCTTCATTCACTTGATCGGCGCGTATGCGAAGAGCGGTACATCGATTATGCGTCAGCTGGTCGATGCAGGTACGTTGTCTAACTTGCCGGGCGGTTTGAAAGCCCGTGGTATGCGTATTAAGGGCGATGACACACCGATCTCTCCGGGCGAGTTTAGAGATGTGGATGTACCGAGTGGTGCGATACGCGACAACATACTACCTCTTCCTTATAAGGAACCAAGTCAAGTCTTAGCTGGCTTGATGGATAAGATCATCGAAGAAGGTCGCAGGTTTGCTAACGCGGCAGAACTGCAAGTGTCTGACATGTCGGCACAAGCACCTGTTGGTACTACGCTGGCGATTCTCGAAAGAACGCTGAAGATCATGTCTGCTGTGCAGGCACGGATTCACTACTCGATGCACGAGGAGTTCAGACTTCTTAAAGAAATCATCAGAGACTTCACACCACCTGACTACGACTACGAGCCGGTTGATGGTTCGCGGAAAGCCAAGCAGAGTGACTACGATCAAGTAGATGTGATTCCGGTCAGTGATCCAAATGCTGCGACGATGAGTCAGAAGGTTGTGCAGTACCAAGCGGTACTACAGCTGGCACAAACCGCACCACAACTGTATGACATGCCGCTCTTACACCGTCAGATGCTCGATGTGTTGGGCATTAAGAACGCTAACAAGTTAGTGCCGACAGAAGACGACACGCGTCCGCGTGATCCGATTACTGAGAACCAGAACATTCTGATGGGTAAACCTG